GTCAGTCAACGACTTTTCATAATCATTTATAGCCCAATTCAGCGCATCAAGAGGAATCTTACATCCATCATCAACCTTGTGTATAAATTGCTTAAAATGAAATGATTTATCATTTGACAGTCCTTTTAAACTTGGACAAGTCCAATCATCCAATACATTAAATTGCGCTCGAACGTCATCACACATTTTAGTCTTAAATATAATATTCTTAATATGAACACGATCACTCAACGACCCTAACGGTATTACTCTTGAACAATTATCTGGTAAGGTCTTAAGGCACGTGTTTTTATGGAACTCTGGGGAGTACAGCATCTTCCCGAACTGATCTATATTAAACTCTTCATCCTGTATTATTGTACTAGAATGGGCAATAATGCCAGTTGACATAAGAAAACTTAACGCAAATAAAATATCAGATTTGGTGATATGGATACCTACTCCCAATCTATTAACAGAATTGGGTACTAAGCTTTCATCAAGACCACCAGCATGAATGCCTAATATAATAGCACGATTAAAAGTCTCAGAAATAATAACAGAACCACAAAGTCCTTTTCTAACATCACCAAAATAATGGTAACCAGGAAAAGCTATACCCAACTCGGCGTTATTTGTACAATTTGCATTATACGTAATTGCAGAAATTTGGGTAGTCTCAAAATTCCCAGTAGATGATTTATAACACAACCTACCAGCATGAGTTCCAATTAACACTTCATCTGTAAACCTATCGATAACACCAGCAACAATACCACGCGTTCTAACTTTTATAACACAAAAATCTTTTGACGGATTGAAATAACAAGAGTTAGAATCCTTCGATATATTTATTATCTTATTAATTACTGAATTACCTGTACGTTGATTATCCACTTCACTAAATACGAGACTCATCTCAACCTCTGGTGCAACAGACAATGATCGTAAAACACGTATAAAATGAAAGTTTAGCAAAATATGTTCACAATCAAGAGCTATGGCTCTAGTCTCCTTGCCAAGACATGAAACATAACAAGTGATACCTTTAACATAATTTAACAAGTGTTCTTTACTTTGGATATTTCCAGACAATGGTGCACAAAACAAACTTGGAAAATTGTCCTTCCAATTATATTGCTCCTTATCTAAACTCGATATCTCAGAGACGGTTAAATTTCCATATTGTTCTATATTATAGAACCGCGAAAAATAATTTGGTATTATATATCTACAAAACACATATGCTAATACAAGCGGGTTGACAGTATCTTTCATAAACAAGTCAGTCTTTGACTGCAACTTACGATATCCTTGTGTCCTACTTATAATTTTATCTAATACCATTTTCAATAAAATCTCCTTATCATACCCATGAAACCAATTATAAACAAGGCTATTAACTCGATCCCTAATAGCCATCCCCTTAAGAAATACATCAGTAAACGGAGTAATAATATTATAAGATGTATTATCACAACCATTATTACACAAATGCTGAGCATGACTTAGGGTATTAGCTATAGAATCTAGTGAATATAATGTCTTAAACAATTAAGTATTAGCATGCATATAATAGTCTACTCTGCTACCTTCCATACAGGTTGGCAACACGACTAACGGGTTACACAGTACCCTACGAATATACCTAAACAAGTTACGTATGACTGACATAAATATCGTACATACAAAGTTATCAAAACTTATTTGCAATATGTCCTTAATATGACCCAAACATGAATCTGCAAAGGCATACTCCATAGACAATTTGACTATTTGTGTGTCAATTCCACTATTCCTAAACTTACGTAGGTCATCTGACAGTTTAGAAAATATAGTTCCACTATGCTCTTCAACTTGGGACTGGTCAATGATAGGAAGATTAGTTATGCTATCACTTGAAAAATTGCAGCCTTTACACGACAACAATCCGCAATTGCATACAATTTTTTTATCCAGCTCATCATAAACTTTCAACATCCTTTCTTGTTTTTGTACATGAGACACCATAAACTTTTTAACAAATGCAAGTGTCTCATGGATTGTCAATTTTTCATGTACAACTTTTTGCTTCCAGTCAGAATCAGTAGGTTTGCTAATAGGAGAGCATAATGACTCTTTAATATTTGCTACAGGTGATGAGGACCCTATTTCACACTCATATATAGTTATTTCCCAAATATCAGGGACAATAGAAGTATCAGTTACTTTATCATAAT